TATCAAGATCTTATTTTATATGGATCTCTTGTAAATGCATATGGGTACTTGAAAGGTCCCGCAGATATGTTACAATACTATTCACAAGCTTATGAAAAAGCTTTACTATCGTATGCGATCGAACAACAAGGTCGAAGACGCCGAGACGAATATCAAGATGGAGTTATTCGTACCGTTTTAGAATCCAAAAATCCATCAAGTAATAAATAAATAAGGAGAAAATAATATGGCAAATATAATACCGTTCGCATTTAGAGGAGAACTCTTTTCGGGAACACATAATTTTGCAAGTGGCGGAGATTCATTTAAAATAGCATTGTACACAAGTATATCTTCATATAGCACATCAAGCACAACTTATCTTACTGCAAATGAAGTAAGTTCTGGAGGTGGTTCTGGTTATACAACAGGTGGAAAAGTTTTAGGTTCACAAGCGGTTGCTTCAGGTACTGCAGTAGCATCTGTTGACTTTGCTGATTCATCAATAGCTAGTGCTACATTTAGTGCAGCAGGAGCAGCTATTTATAATGATGACAAATCAGATAAATTATGTGTTGTATTAGATTTTGGCGGAAGTAAAACGGCTACTAATGGTACGTTTACAATTGCTTTCCCTGATCCTAGTACACCGGCAAATGCAATTATAAGTATGAGTTAAGGAAAAAATTTATGGCGTTAGTAATAAATGATAGAGTAAAAGTTACAAGCACAACTACTGGTACAGGTGCAATGGCACTTGGAGCAGCAGTAACTGGTTTTGAAACTTTTGCACAAGGAATAGGAAATAGTAATACAACTTACTATTGTATCTTTAATCAAGGTACAAGTGAGTTTGAGGTAGGACGTGGTACATTAGATGGATCAAGCGCTAACTTAACTAGAACTCAAGTTCTTTCTAGTTCTAATTCAGATTCAGCAGTTAACTTTTCTGGAGGCACAAAAGATGTATTTTGTACTTTACCAGCAAGTAAATCGGTTTATCTGGATGCATCAGGTAATCCAATAGGAGCAGCGTCATCTGGCTTTGCATTAGCAATGGCAGTGGCATTATAGATAGGAAAAAAATATGGCACAAGATTTTAGAAACGTATTAGTTAGAACAATTGGAACAAGTGATACTACATTGTTAGCGGGTGGAGACTACGATGCAGTTATTGGTATTAGATGTTGTAATATTACAACTTCAACAATTGCAATTGACGTTAAAATTGCAAAAGGCGGAGCTGATTACTTTTTAGCAAAAGGAGTTAGTGTTCCACCAAACAGCGCTATTGAATTAATTCAAGGTGGCGCTAAAATTGTTTTAGCTAGTGGTGATACGTTAGAAGCCGTTTCAAGTGCAAGTAGTAGTTTGGACGTGGTTCTTTCGTATATTGATACAATTAGTTCTTAAGGAGGATTATGACGGCAATAATAAATGGGATCCAATATATAGGAGGACAGACTTCTCCTGATGAATTTATAAAAAATCAAGCAGCCACTATAGATGGTACGCAAACTGTTGAGAACGCTGTTCTCGCAGGACCTATTACTATACCTGGCACAATCACAGTAACAGGGACATTGGTAGTAGTTTAATGAGTAAAATAAATGTAGATGCAATTGATAAACAAAGTGGCTCAACGGTTACAGTTGGCGGTCCTGGTACAAATTTAGTTTTAGGAACATCAGGCCAAAGTGTAACTTTAGGTTGTGGTGCAACTCAATCAGGTTTTGGAAGAACAGGAACTGTCGATTGGCAAACAGGATCAATTAAGACATACTTTTACAGCAGCAAATGGCGAAGGCTATTTTGCAAACACATCAGGTGGAGCTTTTACTATGAATTTACCAGCAGGATCAGCAGGTAATATTGTATCTGTCGTAGATTATACAAACACTTTTCAAACAAATGCTTTAACAATAGCAGCAAATGGTTCACAAAAAATAGGTGGTACAGCTGCAAACGCAACATTATCAACAAAAGGTCAATCAGTAACTTTTGTATATGTAGATGATACAGAGGGTTGGAAAAATACTATGGATTCAACTTCTAATGTAACAGGTACACCTAATTTTATAGTAGCAACTGGTGGAACAATAGTAAATTGTGGTAATTTTAGATCTCATATATTTACAGGTTCTAGTAATCTTGTAATTGATACTGCTCCAACACCAGCTAACAATACAGTTAATTATTTTGTAGTTGCAGGTGGCGGCGGTGCAGGTGGTTGTGGACAAGGGGCCGGAGCCGGAGCAGGTGGTTTTAGAATGTTCTCATCAGCACCTGGTTCAAATTCACCTTTGAATGCACCAGCAGGTTTACCTGTTTCAGCATCAACAACATATCCAATTACAGTAGGTGGTGGAGGAGCAGCAGGTGGTTCAATAGGTTCAGCAGGATCAAATGCAGTTTTTTCAAGTATAACTTCTGCTGGGGGTGGAGCAAGCACAGGAAGCAATGTTGCAGCACCATCTTTTTCTGCGGGATCAGGAGGATCAGGTGGAGGACAAAGAGGTGAAAATCCTAATGGAGCAAGTGTATTTAGTGGTAACACACCACCAGTATCACCATCACAAGGTAATAATGGTGGTCAAGGTGGACATCCATCACCAACAACTACAGCAAGAGGCGCTGGAGGCGGTGGAGGTGCAGGAGCAGTAGGCGTAAATGCAACACCAAATAATAATGGTGGAGCAGGTGGAGTAGGTTCTTATATTGCTAATCCATTTTTTGGACCAACAGCTCCAAGTTATGGAACAGCAGGACCAGTAAGTTCAACAAGATATTTTGCAGGTGGAGGCGGAGGTGGAACAGAAGGAGTTGGAGGAAACGCAGGAAGTAATGGTGCAGGAGGTTCAGGTGGAGGAGGACAAGGTGGTCCAGGTCCAGCAGCAGCAGGAGCAGGAGGACCAGGAACAACAAACACAGGTGGAGGTGGAGGAGGTGTTTCAAGACAAGGACCAGGTGCTGGTAATCCACCAGGAACAACAGGTGGAAATGGTGGTTCAGGTATAATAATAATAAGATATCAATTTCAATAGGTAAAATATGGCAAGTATAATTAAAGCAGATAACATACAAAAAGTTTCAGATGGTTCTAATATCATCAAAAAATGTGGATCAACTATTACAGTTGGTTCTTCAGGTCAAACTGTTGCATTAGCATCAGGCGCTTCACAAACAGGTTTTGGTACTCCAACTTCATCAGTATTATGGTGTACAACAGCAAAGACTTCTCCTTTTACAGCAGCAGATCAAAAAGGATATTTTGTAAATACAAGTGGTGGAGCTGTTACAGTTACACTTCCTTCATCGCCAAGCGCTGGAGATGTAGTAGCTTTAAAAGACTATGGTAATACTTGGCAAACAAATGCAGTAACTCTTTGTAGAAATAGTTCAAAAATTAATGGTATAGCTGCTAATACAAATTTAGCAATTAAATCTCAATCAGTAACTTTAATTTATGTAGATTCAACTAAAGGTTGGCAGGACATACAAGATTCAACATCAAATATAACAGGTACACCTAATTTTATAGTTGCTTGTGGAGGATCAGTATCAACATCAGGAGATTTTAAAATTCATACATTTACTTCAACAGATACATTTAAAATTTGTTCGGCACCAACACCATCAAATAATAATGTATCTTATCTTGTTATTGCAGGAGGCGGTGGAGCTTCTCAAAACATTGGTGGAGGCGCAGGAGCAGGAGGTTTTAGAGAAGGTAAAACTCCAGCAACACCTTATACAGCTTCACCTCTAGTTGCACCAGCAGGATTACCAGTTTCAGTTACAAGTTATCCAATTACAATAGGTGCAGGTGGTTCAGGAGGTCTTTATGCATCTGCAACAAATGGTGCTAATACAGTTTTTTCAAGTATAACAAGTGCCGGTGGCGGTAAAAGTGGATGTTCAACAGGTGGTGGCCCAGTTGGAACTGGTGTAGCTGGTGGTTCAGGTGGAGGTGCCGGTGGTGGTACAACCAATCCTGCTGGAGCAGGTAATACGCCTCCAGTAAGT